AGGTTGCCTGACCCTTGACTCCACCCTGCGGGGGTGGTTTGGTTGGGGGATGGACATTTTAATAATCGCTGTTTTATTAAGCGGTAGCCTTATGCTCTATGGTTTAAAGAAGCATGGTGTGGGGCCTTTCAAAAAAGAGTTTGATGAATCGGCTAATCTATCATCCGTAAAATCAAATGAATCAATTGAGCAAAAACTCGAAAATGAATCAATTGAGCAAAAACTCGACAAGCTCTACAATGTGATGAATGACCTTCGCTGGATCGGATTTGGCATTGGAGGTATGTTCGCCATAACTTTCATCATTCCTCAGTTCTGCACAGGCGGGTAACTCCCTAACCCTCGTCCTCCGCCCCACCCCAACCCTTGACTCCCCCATGCGAGGGTGGTTTGGTGAAGAACATAATGGATATGGAATTTGAAGAAGCGAAGAGGCTCGCTGAAGATGGTGATGCCGAGGCTCAGTTCAACCTTGGGGTGATGTACGACGACGGAGAAGGAGTGCCCCAAGACTACAAGGAAGCATTCAAGTGGTACACCAAGTCAGCCGAGCAGGGGGTCGCCGAGGCTCAGCACAACCTTGGGTGGATGTACGATAAAGGAGAAGGAGTGCCCCAAGACCAGAAGGAGGCAGTCAAGTGGTACCGCAAGGCGGCAGAGCAGGGGCTTGCCAAGGCTCAGCACAACCTTGGGTGCATGTACGACAACGGAAAAGGAGTGCCCAAGGATTTGGTCCAAGCATACGCATGGTACAATGTCGCCCAAGCCAATGGATGGGAACTGGCCAACCTGCTGAGGGACGAACTTGAGCTAACCCCCGATCAAGTAGCAAAGGCACAAGCTCTATCCACCGAGATTTTTAATCGGATCGAGGCGAACAAGAAGGACTAATCCTCGTCCTCAGGCTCGAAGTCGATATCGAGTATCTCCTGATCCATCCAAGCGTCCAGAGCCCGGATCGTAGCCTTAGCCAAGTCCTCGGCGTCTAGGTCGCTCTCGAGGAACCAGCGGTGGAGATCGGACATGATCACCCGCTGGAACTGGTTCATCGCCCTAACTCTTTGGCTCGGGGTCATCTCGCAGGGTCTTGTAGATGCGGTCCAGTGCTGAAATTTCTCCAGACAGTCGGGCAAGCTTTGTCTGGGAGTCCAAATAGTCTGGGGTTTGAAAGTCTTGAATGGCGCTCTCCCTTTCGTCCGCCAAGTAGCTCAGGACGACTTCCCAGTCGTCCCGCCCCCTAAGTCTTGATAGAGCTTGCTTGAAGGTCATGATTCTTCGCTATCCTCGACCTCTACGTCGACCGCATCACGGCGCAGGTCGTCGAGCTCTTTCTTGACGTCGTCAATCGTGACGGTCGTCTTGTGCTCGATGACTGAGGTTGCTTGATTGAGATCGGCCTTTTCCTTGTCCCGAACTATGCCAAAAAGCACAGGCAAGACTCCCGGCGGGATCTCGTCATTTTCGAGTTTGTCGATAATCTTCAGCAAAGTCGCTTGGGACGCATAGGAAGTTAATCCAGCGGTGAGCGATTGAACGGCGTCGATGCTTCTTTGCTCGCGCTTGAGTATTACTGAGATAGTTGATGGAGAAACCTTCTCCGACTTCGCAATCCGCGACATGGGCTTTCCTTCGCCCAAGTGCTGTACGATTCGGGCGTACTTCTCTGGGTCTTTCTCAGCGAGCTTGTTGCCAGTGTAGACTGCAGGACAGCTATTCTCTGGAGTCAGTAGCTCGGGTAGGTTGGGCTTAGATACTACCCTTCTCTTCTTTGTAGGCATCTAGGCTGAGGATGCTGGAACGTTGCCGGGGGCGGTGCCTAGCTGGCCCACAAGAGCGTTTTCCATTTGCTGAACCCTGAAAATTAGCTGATTTCGATAGGTATCGACTCGGGCTCGGAAGCTTTCATCCTCGGCGAGCCTGTCCTGAATATCGAGAGCGGGGATCTCTTCAGTGCCCTGCAGCCATTGGTCGAGTACTTGGAGCCTAAGCTGGGGATTGACTCCTTCCTGAGGAGCATTAACGACCTGACCGCTTGCGATCTTGGCGATGTCCTGACTCGTTTCTTCAATGATCTTCGTCTGGGCTTCTGGAGCTGGAGTAATCAGCTCCTGGGCGAGGTTGGGGTCAATGGCTTGAATGAACTTGGAGACCAAGACGTCGTACCTACCCTGCCCTTGCCTATCGTACTGGCTCATCACGGTTCCAATCGCTTGCAGTTTCTCGATGACCTTGTCGGTATCGTTGGACTCGGTGGAGAACTGAAGGGAGATATCGTATTCCTCCGCCGTTTCGTCGAGGATGAGGTTGGCCCCTGCAGGGTTGTTCGTCACTCGATACCATACCTCTCCCCCATTGTAGGCTCGCTCGAGTGCCCAGAGGCGCTTGAGAACTTGCGACCATCCCTGAAGCCAGTTGTTGACCAGAGATTGCCTGATGGTCGTTGCCTCGACAACGTCGTCGGCTGAAGTAGGTCGTCCGCACAGCCTGTTGGCTATCTGGCGAAGTTCTCGCTCTACCTCCATGCTTGCCGGGCTCATAGGCGGAATTTCCATGAAGCCGACCTCTCCCCTTCTGCGGACTGGGATTTTAGCGCCCGCTCCAATAGCCTCGGGCTTTCTTCCGATCTGATATTCGATGGGCGGGCAAGTCGAGAGACTTGCCCGATCCCTACGGCTATCGATCTCGGTCTTAACAGCCAGCTCGATATCGCGGAGGATTTCGCAATAGCCTCGGGAATCCAAGAGCCTACGGCTGATGGTCTCTCGAGTGATGGCGACAAAGGGATACCTGCCTGAGTCCACACTCATTGTGTAGTGGGTAGCATAGCCCTCTGCCTTTTCGGAAAATACAGTCATCGAGCAGACACTCACTCCCGAGTCGTCGATTTCCTTGCGGTAGCAGGTGATGACCTTGACCAGTCCATCGTATTGCTCAGGGGCTTCGTTACCCGCACCAACGAACAAGCCGTCAAAGGAGCCTTGGAAGGCGTTGTCGTTTTCGCCAGTGGTACTGGATATGACCTCATCAACCCAGTCGGAATCCCAGTTCTCAACGATAACTTTCTCGCGAAGCATCTCAGGCGTCAGATAGTGGACGCAATAGATCGCCCTAGCCGACTGGAGGTCGAGTATGTTGGAGTCCACGATAAGATCGCGCCCAAGCTCATAAGCCCGGATGCCTGGGCGATTCATCGTGATCTTGTCGGTCGGGATTTCCGTAACGCCGTCCTTTCTCAGTTCCGAGATCATCTTGTTGACCCGCTTCTTGCTGAGATTGGGAAAGGCACTCTGGGCGACCTCCTTGACCGAGTCAGTCATGTCGGGATCGCCAAGGGCGGAGGCGAAGTCTGGGCTAATCTCGGCGATCTCCTCAAGGGTGATCGGACGGTAGAGCCTTCTTACTTCTCTACGGAAGTAGGTTCCGATAAAGCAGATGCCCTGCTCGAGAAGATAGTTTGCCGCCACTCCTGCTTCTCGGGGAAGCTCCTCGATGGTATTCATTCTCCATCTCATGAAGTCGGTGACCATCTTCGCCGATTCGATATCGCCCGACTCGGTTGGGCTGGCTATTAGGTTGCCCTTGTTGAGGGCGGACTTGAGCAGAGCGACGTCACCATCGACCAAGCCGTTGATCACGTTTCCGCTCAGATCGCTGGCATTGGGCCAAGGGAAGGTCTTGGGGTCGTCGGGCTTGCGACCGTACTTGCCTTTGCCGGGCCAGTTGCTCATGCGGATGTCCCGCGCCTCCTCGGCACGGTCCCTCCAGTAGCTCAAGTTCGTTCTACAGCGCTCGAGGTCAGACTTGAGGTAGTCAATGTCGGGCTCGTTACTGTATTCTTGGATTTCGTTAGTTTTGTCTTCCATCCTCTTAATTCGACTTTGCCAATTCAGCTCTGATTTTGGTCAGGGCTCGTTGTAGGATTCTGCGAGCGGTCACGGTAGACACCCCGCAATAATTTGAAATTTGGGAAAGAGTGAAGCTTGGCGGAGACTCTCCAGTTTCTATCGCCCAGAGCGCAGTCTCGGTCACCATCGAGCGGAGCATGGCGTCCATTCTAGCCTCCTGCTCCTCGGGGGTTTCCTTAAACGGCTCGGTAGATTCTTTCATCGCTCTCGTCCACTCGCTTGACGGTCATGACCTTGTCCCTCGGGTAGTTCAGCCCAGCCCTGACGACGCACTTGGCGAAGTCGGACTTGTCGTTGTTGAAGTAGACCAGAATGATCCGAGGGTTGGGACAGGTCTTCAGGATTTTTGCCTCGACGAACTCGTCGTGACCAGAGTCTGGCTCTTCTGGAGGTTGATGCTCCTTCACGATCTTGATCACCGAGGTCTGGCTGATCTTCGTAGCCTTAGCTATCTTGGCGTAACTCAAGCCCTCGGCCCGGAGCTTCATGACTTTCTTTCGCTTGTAGGATGTGATTTTCATTTGTCTAGGGCTTCCTGCTCAATCGCATAAAGGTAGAACCAGAGGTCGATGACCTCCTCCTTGCAGGCGTCGATCTTGCTCAACAGCCTCATCCTTGAAAGCCCCTTGGTGCCATCGGGATTGTGCTCCCTTATGCCAGCCATGAACTTGCTTCTCGCTTCATCCGTAAACTTAGCGAGGGCGTTTTCCATCATCTCCTCATCTCTCATCATGTAATTGTCTCCATAGTGTTATCCACGCCTTTTCGGCTGTTTGGGGGACGACTCCGTTGCCGAGCAATCGGAGTCGGTCCACTCGGTTGGCAACTGGGTCCACCCCACTGGTAGACCCATCAACTGTTCCACCCAGTTCGGGTTGAGCTTCATCGCCGGGGGCTTCTTCATCTCCACAGCATCCCTCAGTTTCGCACCGAAATCCTGATTGCTCTTTTCCCTCTTTGATCTGAAGCCCTTGCTCGTCTGTTCGGTTTTGATTCTTCCCCCTTCCGCATCGCTCGTCCTTGCCGTCGGCCACGACCCTTGGCTCTTCCCAGTCGTGCTGGGGCTGGCTTGGTCTTGAGGGCCAGAGGTCTTCTTCGCTTCCTCCGCTAGTATCTTGCCCCCTGTTCCGGGCTTGCGACTGCCGGGGTTCCCCGCTCTCGGTGTGGGCCAGTTCTCCACCTTCTCCTCTTTCATTACCTTCTCCTCCAGAT